CTCAAAACACTAGCCACCGTTCCCCTAAGAAAACTTAAAGATTGTGAGTTTCTAAAACGTGGTTTTCGGTGGGCTGAGGAATTAGGATTAATGTTGGGTCCTCTAAGACTTGATGTTATACTGAACATTCCTCAGTGGACTAAAAAGGGCTCTCTTAAAGATGCCATTGTCGCTGACAATTGTGTTTGTTCCATGAGGGAACTTTCTCTACATAACGAACAAGTGTATAATGTTTGGATGAAAAAGATCTCTAGTGGCTTTGATCGGTATTATCCAAATCATAAAACATCAAAATCGTTGCGGACTCCATATAGTGTTATGCAAAAAGAAGTTATCAATTCGACTATTTGTTTTGGTACACCCGATGTTGCCTCTGAGGTGACTCATACAGTGGAAACACTGGATGAGTTAGACCTCTAAGGGGTTAATATCACCGACGGGGACGTCATTAAACATCCCTTTTTGTACGTTTATGCTTAAAACGTACAGCCAGGAGTGGTGACCTTAATATCACCCGTTTTTGCCCTTTTCGTAATAAAGGGCAGTGGCTGAAGATAGATCTTGGAATTCTATATAAAATCCGATTTCTTAAAAGGATTTCACTGCTTCTTCAGTAACGAGGACTGCTATTTAGCTTACTTCCAGGTGTCCTCGGTGGCACTCCCACTAATTACCAGGAAATTTCGGTACGGCTTAGAGATTTGAGTTAATCTCTTCTGCTTAAATAATAACTTGGAGAAAACAATACCGCACAGGGCGTTGACCCTACAGCAAATACCAACAACCATCCAGAGACAGTCGTCTCTGGAAATGACGAAGTTACAGCTGCTGCTACTACTGTGTTCACTAATGACGCAAATGTTGCATATGTTGCTACTTCTAATCCCGTCACCGTTCCAAGATTACTTGCAACTTCATCCAGCACTAATTTTGCTCAGGATATTGCTACTTTTCTTAGAAAACCTGTCATATTGTCTTCAGGACATTTCAGTATCGCAGATGTGACTAGTACTCCAGTCTTGACTGCAAATTTACCGTATGATGCAATCAGTGCATCATCGATATTTTCTGATAAAATCAAAGGTTTCCTAGGCATTAGATGTGATATGCATTTGAGATGGCAGATTAATGGCAATCGCTTCCAGCAAGGACGTTATATGCTTGCATATGTTCCTACTGGTGGCGCTAGTTTATTATCTCCTAGTACTCCATTGTCTATTGCATCACATACAAACACTCTAGTTCAAAGAACTCAACTTTTTCGAGTTGAATTGGATGTTAATTGTGATACTGAAGGTACTTTGGTCATTCCATACCTCTCTTCTATGAACTACTGTCCAATAGTAGGTTTTAGAGGAGGTTCTGGTTATGGTAGTTTGGGACAATTATCAATTTATCCATATATGCAACTTGTTTCGCCAACTGGACCCACAAACTGTTCATGGATTATTTGGATTCATTTTGAAAATGTTGAATTAATAGGAC